CAGAAGGGACTCTTCTCAGAGACTATTCCCCACGTTCTCACCACCATCACAGACAAAGAAGACCTATTAAAGTTGTGGAACAACAACCAAGAAATCTTCCAAAAGCTGGGTGAAAAAACCAAGGAAGAGTGGTTGCAGTTTGATTTCATCAAAGCAATCGGACAACACAAACGTCAACTAGCAGAGTAGAAAGGGAATAAAATGGCTATTGGAAACTTATTCGACAATCGGGAATCTCCTCCACGCGGCACAGGGTTCCATTATGAATGGCGCGGAGACATATCTTTTCGGGAAGAGGACATCAAATACCTTGTCCAGCAATTCAAATCAGGAATAACCGAACCAAAGATGTTTGTGTCTGGCGAATCCAAACAAGGGAAAAGAGGCCACTACGTTACACTGATGATGAGGGAGCCCAAAGAAAACAACGAACCTCCCCAACCAGTTGTTGAGGAACCCTCCCCAGTAAACGAGGTATCACTAGATGACATCCCGTTTTAAAACCAAACGGATCAGGAATAAAAAATACCTTGAGAGTGTGCGGAAGCTCCCGTGTCTGGCTTGCCGCACACCGTGGGGAGGTGACGCCCATCACCTCCGCTTTGCAGAGTTGTCAGCGACAGGGATGAAAGTCGGTGACAACTTCTGCGTACCCTTATGCCGAAACTGCCACACCCAGCTTCATTTCCTTGGGAGAGAAGAAGACTTCTGGGTTGGCGTTACCCATGATCCCTTGGTATGGGCCGCAAAAAACTGGAAGGAATTTAACGATGGCTGACATTGAAACCATTAGAGAATCAACTCTTCATTTCGAGGCGGTTCTTCAGGGCTATTACAATAATATGAAAAGCCAAAGCGGCGTCATAATTAAACTGCTTGTTCATCCTGAGGATGTACCCCCAGCATTGCTGCTACATAAAGCTACTACCAGATTTCAGGTGGCAATGGCCCAGATCGGAGATGACGAGGAACCTGTCGTACCCAACCACATAGAGAAAGGTAAAAATACTATAGCCGCTGCAAATATTATTTGCCGTGACTCAGCCTTTCAGGACTTTATGGAAATGTGGGCAACTAATAACGATTGCCTGTTTGAAGGCAGAAACTACACGCACGAAGAAGTCACCAAGATCTACTTGCGACAAGCTATCAAGGTAGATTCATTCAAAGAATTAAAGGAAAACCAAACAGCACAGCGGTCCTTCAATGAACTGCGTACCGATTTTGAAGTTAAAAAATTAGCAGGAGAAGTCTAATGAGTGCATTAAATCGTCCCAACAAACTTCATGGTGAACATAGAAAATACTCCCTTCTTGTTCGGTCAAATATTCTGGAAGCCCTCCAGATCATTGCAGAAAAAGAAGGCCGTACACTGGCGACGCATATTCGCGGCATTCTGGAAGAATCAGTTCTTTCATCTGAGACATTTAAAGAATGACGCGCCCTCTGTATGAAACAGAAAAGAACCTTCAAGGGGAAGCAGCCGTTGCCCAGAAGCTGGCAAGCTGGATTAACCGTAAAGAACACCCCTACACATCACAGGAGGATCTGGCTGAAGTCGTTAAGACACCACCACGCGCCCCTTACGACTACTGTGTAGTAAAGAACGATCTTATCCAGTCACTGGTTGAAATTAAAATCAGGACCAACCCCCATGACAAATACCCAACTTACATGATTTCTCTTGATAAGGTCGCTACATGCAGTCTTCACGCCGCTATAATCGGGTGCCCTTTTTATATTGTCGTGCAATGGGCTGACAAGCTGGGCCGCTGGAAGTTTAATGAGGACCAGTACACAGCAGGCATGGGTGGACGGTATGACCGTAATGATCCACTCGATAAAGAACCGATGATTTACATTTCAATAAACGACTTTGTTTACCCTAAGGGAGGATAGACTAATGTTTGCCTTAAATACAATACACCCCACACGACGCCCCGTCTTAGTCGTATTTCCTAAATATAATGACCCTATCCTCAAAAGAAAAGTATACTCACCCAGACACCCCATACACCGAGTATATCGTGGGGTAAAGCATCTTTACATCGCTGTAGTTCAAGTAGGAACTGAAGTAAGGTGCAAGGTTGGTATCTCTAGCAATGTAGAAAAGAGAGTACATGATCTACAAGCAGCAAATGCCTTCCATGTAGAGCTATACAAAGTATACAATTCGTATGATGTAGCGAAACACCTTCCCTCTAAAAACGGCCAAAGAGGATCACCTAGAGAATTAGCTAGAGAGGTAGAAACTATAGTAAAGAAAAAATTTAACAAGAAGACTGCTCATAATAATTCTACAGAGTGGTACAATACCCGCCCAAAAGAACTTGAAGCATTTATTGATAAGGTAATGAACCTTCGATTGAATACCGCGATTCCTTATGGAATGGGAGATAATCGAGAATGGAAAGAATATTGCAATAATTGCCTCCGTCTTCAACTTTTCGGCAAAATAGGTTCTAGTGCATAAGGAGCTTTACCGATGGAATATCTCAGTATAGGGCTCGGTCTTCTCAGGCTTCTTTATGATCTTTCCTCTGCCGATAATGCGGCCCCTCTCGTAATAGAAGAGTGGGTGTATGGTCGGGGATCATACGTTATCCACGAGGAGATTAGCGAAGCACAGGCATGCTCTAAAGCAGAAGCAAGAGCTAAGCTAGATGCTATTCAGAAATTTAACGGGGAGTATATTGCCAGTGATACGTTCATGTCATGTCGGGAAAACAATGATAACATTGAGTGTCCGATGCATACCTTCACTTGGTCAATGCTCGATGGACTAATCAGTGGCGTGAGGAACAAGACTACCGTAGCCACTAAGAACCTTAAAGAAGAACGTGTATGCAAAGTTGTTCTTGAAGCAAAGGTTTCGACACAGGCAGAAGTCCCTGACCCCAGCTTCGACCTTGAAGTTGTTCTTACCCCCACAGTTCTCAGGGAAGGGGATACCATAAGTATTGCTGTTGAACCTACCACTAAAATGTTTCTCAACATCTTTGTGGAAGACCACACGCACACCCTTACCAAGATCTTCCCCAACAGGTTTGAAAGGAATGACCCCGTATCAACCAAACACCTGATACCTTCTACGAGCAAGTACACCATCAGGAGTTCTTACCCTGAAGGGTTGTCAGGGAATGATACACAGGAAGTGATCCATGTGTTAGCGACAACCGGTAAAGTATCCCTCCTTGATACTTACACCATAGAAACTTTTAACCTTAAACTTCTTGAAATACCCAATAACCAGAAACGATATGTCCGCAAAGGCTATCGTCTCGTCAGATAGAGGAAATCATTATGAAACACTGTAAAATACTTATAGCCCTAAGCCTCCTGTTGGGGGGATGTGCAGCTACTCCCGGTAGTCCAGAAGCCTTCCTCAAGAAACAAGAGGAAAAACGGGAAGCACGGGAGGAAATGGTAGAAGATACCATAGATGAACTCCCTTCTTGGTTCACCGATATCCCACAGGAAAACAATGCTATCTTCTCAGTAGGGAGCGGAACGTCACCTAACCTTCAGCTTGCAATGGACAAAAGTATTCTCAACGCCAAACGAATGCTGGCCGATAGAATAGAAGGACGCCTCAGTTCACAGGTAAAGGAATACATCACCGAAACCGGCAACCAGATGGCTCCCCCTGCTCTCACCGATACGGAAAGAGTTACCAAGAACATCATGCGAGAAGTAAATGTCGCTGGTTACAGCGTAAAAGAAATGGAAATTACCCCTCACAAAACATTTTTTCGGGTCTATACCATGCTCATCTACCCTGTAGGGGAAGCCAACGAGCTTCTTCAGCTACAACGGGAACGCAGTAACCTCCAGTCTAAAGACCGTCGAGCCAACAAGGGCTATCAGGAACTGGATAAAGCCGTTAAGGAAAAAGCTCTATGATTGAATGCCCTGTTTGTGGGGGAGAAGGCCGTGAAGAACAGGAAGAGGTCCAGTATTCCCCGCAAAATTACGCTCGGTTCCCGGAACCTGAGTATGCTATAG